ATCGCGCGAGCGCTGCAAGCATTTAATATCCCGGCATCTGCAAACACTGTCGAGCTTCGTGGTGATTTTGCTGCGACGTTACTCAATGAAACTGGCGGCGCAGGTTCGACTGAAAAACTAGCAAAAGCTCTGTTGGATAACCGAGCCACGGCAATCAAAAATGGTCAAAATCCAAATGCGGCATCGAATAAATTTGTTGAAAAAGGCGCTTTTGCTTTAACCGAAAAAGCGGTTTTAGAGGTTGTCGTCAACGGCATGCTTTCGATGTTTCCAACGCATCTCAAAAACTTTTTTGCCACGCCCCTTTTCATGGCGTACCGCAACGTCGAAGAACTGGGCGCCGGCTTAATCGGGACTGGGGATCGCGCTGTCAGAAAAGCTTTGGGAAAACCACTTTCTGATGACGAGGTTTATATCGGCCAATTTGTGGCTCGAATGTATGGTCAAGTTAAATCAGTTCGCGAAGCGTTCATGGTTGCCGCCGACACATGGAAGTTGGAAGCTGCTGCCGACCCGATGTCAAAACTACAGCAAACGGGCACATTTAAAGCAATCGATTCCGATGAATTTTCGCAAAGCAGATCAGCGCTTTTGCGGCAAGCGATGCAAAATGACTCGATTGCGCGTGGCGTCGATATTATCGGTCAACTAATTCGTATTCCAGGGCGAGGCTTGCAAGCTGGCGATGATTTCTGGAAATTAATTTCATCTCGTGGCGAGTTATTTTCACAAGCATATCACGCAGCAGCACGCGCAAAAGCGTTAGGCAAAACAGATGCAGACGCGCTCGACGACGCCGCGCTAATTATGCTCGATCCGCGATCGTCGGCTAAATCATCATCGGACAGCGCGCGTCTTGACACGATGACCAGCGAGACTGGTTTTTTAGGAGATATAGCAAACTTTATTCATAAAATGCCGTTGGTAGGCAGGCTTTATCTGCCATTTACGACGGCGCCAACAAACTCGATTTTGCGTTTTGCTGAACGGACGCCGCTCGGCCTTGCTGCCGGGTTCACTAAGGGCGCAGACGGAACCTACAAATTCAAAAACCCGGCGGCGCGGCAACGCATTATGAGCCGTGTAGCGCTTGGCACGACGACCATGTACATGCTGCATGGTTATGCGGTGGAGGGGCGCTTTACTGGTGCAATGCCGTCAGATGCGCGGCAACGCGAAATGTTGCCGCCAAACTGGAAACCTTATTCGTTTGTGGAACGAGGCGCAGGTTGGCCTCTCGATAAAGACGGCGATCCGCTGCCGCTTTTCGACAGCAGATTTCGACCAAACGGAAAACTAATTTACACGAGCTATGCAGGGTTGGAGCCGCTGTCGATGTTGCTTGGCGTTGCCGCTGAGACGGCGGAAAGAATGCGTCGATCCAACAAGGTCACCGATTTACCATCTGCGGCGATCGGCGCAACACTTCAATATGTTGGCGATATGCCGATGCTCAAAAGCATCGGAGATTTGGTGAAAGCGTTCGAGTACGGAAATTTAGCGCGTGTTTTGGGATCGCCCTTGCGAGCACTTGTTCCATATTCGGCTGTCGTCGGAGCTGTTGAAAAACAAACAAGCCCGGAAAAACGGCGCCCATCAAAAGATTTCAAATATTACACGATGGACGACGTTCGCAAAATGCCGCTGAACGCGCAAGGTGAGATGCAAATCGAGCTTGTCGGAACCATTAAAAACGGGAATTTCGGCGCAACAATGAGCGAATATCGCTCGATGCTAACAGACCGGGGTTTGTACGGCGGAGCCAGCGACGATACCAGCGCCGTGCAGTATGACGTGCTTGGCAAAGCTAAGGAGCACGGCGTGCGTTTCGATGTAAACCCAGGCTTGGCAATTTACAATTTTATAAGCCCGTTCAAGCGCACTGTGGGCAAAGAGCTGACCTATGTTGAGGGTGAAATCATGCGGCTTCAAGGGCCGCTGCGTGAAAGCAAAAACAAACAAGGCGGGATGACCTTCGACGACGCTTTTGCGGCTCAGTGGACAAACGCCGCAAAAAATATAGTCGAAATTGTGATCTATAGCCAAAAAGATGGGGGCGATATGGCGATGAAATTTCGCCCAGCGTTAGAGGCGCTGATGGATAGCAATAGATATCAAGACCGGATTGGCGACCCTAAAGCCCAAATCTCTATGATTAAACAATTGGAAAACAAGTTTTTTGATGCCGGCTTTCAGATGGTTATTGATTTGGACAAACACGATGACGAGCGCGAGGCATACGAGGACATGCAGGATGCAAATAAAGAACTCGACAGACAAGGACGATTAAGATGACGATTAGCTCAACCTCAACGAAAGTTACGCTGAGCGGAAACGGCTCAACCACTGTTTTCGCCTATAATTTTTTGGTTCTCGCCGCTTCTGAGCTAAAAGTTTACGTCCGCACAACCGCGACGGGCGCAGAAAGTTTGCGCGCCGCCGGTACTGGCTCAACAAATTACGCCATCACCGGGGTCGGCGCGGCGAGCGGCGGCAATGTCACGTTTGTCACGGCGCCAACGGCTGCTGAAAGCGTAATTCTAATCCGCGAGACCGGATTGACGCAATCGACAGATTACGTTGAAAACTCGGCTTTCCAGGCGGAGGATCACGAGACCGCTCTCGATCGCCTAACGATGATTTCGCAGGAGCAACAAGAAGAATTAGATCGATCGTTTAAGGTTAGTCGTACAACGTCTATCACCACTCCAGAATTTGTTGACGACGCAGCAGCTCGCGCGTCCAAGCTGCTGGGGTTTGCCGCAGATGGCAACAGCATCGAGGCTGTTACGGGTCGCGTGAATACGGTCACCGCGTCGACGGTCACACCGACCGCAGGCGCGGCAGGCAGTAGCACCGCGAGCTTTACGGCAGCAAGTGGCGCACTGGCGCTAGGATTAGCGCAAGGGTCAACAGGAATGGCGGCTGGTATTAGCTTACAATACAGCACGACCACGACTGACGCCGATCCGGGCGCAGGGTTTTTTCGAGGAAATAATACAAGCCTCAATTCTTGCACAATTCTATATATCGACGACTCCGACGGCACGACTGACATAACCGCGCAGGTGCAAAGTTGGGACGACAGCACCAACACAGTCAAAGGATTCATAACGATCCACGGTAATCCTAATCCTGCTTCGCCGTATGTCGTGTTTCGTGTAACCGCGATTGCAGATGCAACAGGGTACACGAAGGTGACGGTTGCTTATGTGGCTGGTGCTACCTCAATCAGCAATAACGCGGAAGTCTCTCTGAGTTTTACCCGCGCTGGCGATGTGGGTGACCCCGACGATGTTTTGACGACACGCGGCGATATTATTGCGCGCGATGCGAGTGCAGCGGCGAGGCTCGCTATTGGCGCGGCCAACACAGTGTTAAAAACTGACGGCACCGATCCAACTTGGGGCACGGTCAGCACTGCAATGATTGGCGCGGACCAAATCACGAATGCCAAAATTGCGGATGATCAGATTGACTCCGAGCATTATGTAGACGGATCGATTGATACTGCTCATCTCGCCGATAACGCTATCAGTCTTGCTAAAATGGCTGGCTTGGCGCGAGGCAAGATTATTAGTGGGGATGCTTCAGGCAATCCCCAGGCGCTCGCGCTGGGCGGGAGTGGAACGGTCCTGACCTCTGACGGAACCGATGCGGCATGGGCAGCGGCGGGTGGCGGCAGTAATACGCCATCTTTTTCTGCTAGCAAAACGAGCCAAACAACCGGCCAATCTGATAACACGGCGACGAAAGTAACCTTCGATACTGAGTTAAACGATAGTGATGGAAAATTTGCAGATAGTAGATTCACTCCGACAGAAGCCGGGGATTATTTTATTTCAGCGGCGTTAGACGCAGGAACATCAAGTCAGGGCCACACTCAAAACGGCGACATATTTTTATATAAAAATGGTTCACCAATTGATGGTGCTAAAAACGGCCCTAAAGTCGAAGGAAATTGCGAAATATTCACAGCCGCCACGAGTTGTATCATCACACTCGACTCTGATGATTATGTGGAAGTGTATGTAAGAATCAACATCTCAGGTGGTACCGCAAGATGCACAGCAGCAATTTTCAGCGGATTTAAGATTATAGCGTAAGGAAAAATCATGGCTAGTTTAAATACAAAGGTCACAAAATATTTAGAAGCAAACTCAAAAACATTTGAGTCTGAACAAAATAACTTTCTTTTACAAAATGATGGATCAGGAGATTACATCAAAACTTGGAATGTTTCAGGTCTTGAAAA